GCATCTGTTAAAAAGATTTTAGCAGTTAAAACACCTAATGGTGGTGGTGGTGGTGCTGCACCTTCTGGTGGTGGTGTATCTGCACCAAGTTTTAATGTAGTTGGAAATAGTGGTGTTAATCAATTAGCTGAAACAATGGCTGGAAAATCAGAACAAGCACCTATTAAAGCATACGTAGTTTCTAATGATGTAACTTCTGCACAAGGTTTAGACAGAAAAATAATTACTAATGCAAGTTTAGGTTAATGTTAGTTAAAAGTATCATTAACTAATAAAAACAAACTTAATGTTACTTATTTAAAACAAAATATAAATAATTTAATTTTTAAAAAAAAGTATAATGAAAAAGTTAGAAACTATTTATTTAGATATAGACGAACAAAATATTCAAGATGGAATAGATGCTATTAGTTTAGTTAAATTTCCAGCTATTGAAGAAAATTGGGTTGCATTAAATGAGCATAAAGTTGAACTTAAAACTATTGATGAAGATAAAAGAATAGTTATAGGATTAGCATTAATACCAGAAAAAGATATTTACAGAAGAAATGGTGATTATGAATATAACATTAGATTTTCAAAAGATACAGTTAGAAAAGCATCAGAACTTTATTTAAAAAAACTTAAAATACATAATTCAACATTAGAACACGACAAAAAAACAGAAGGTGTTTATACAATAGAAAGTTGGATAGTTGAAGATGTTAAACGTGATAAATCTGCAATCTATAATTTAAATGCAGTTGAAGGTGCTTGGGTTGTAGTTCAAAGAATAGACAATGATGAAGTATGGGCAGATGTTAAAAATGGTTTATATCAAGGATATTCCATAGAAGGATATTTTAGCGAAAAAGCAGAATTAAATCTACAAGAAAATAAAGAGCAAGAATTGATTGAAAAAATAAAACAAATATTAATTAATGTTTAACATATTTAAAATGGGAAAAAACAAGTACACAAGTCCAAAAGACGCTAAAAGAGGTTGTTTATGTGATGATAGCACATATTCATCAGAATGTTGTAAAGGTGAATTAATTAATCAAGGTATTGGTTCAACAGTTTCACAATCTGTTTGCGTAGTAAAAGATGAAAATGGTAATATAATTTCATCAAGAAACAATTAATTTATAACAAATATAAATAGTATTAATTTTTAAATAAAAAAAGTATGAATGTAATTAATGAAATTAAAACTCTTTTGGGTATGGAAGTAAACCTTGCTCAAATGAAATTAATGGATGGTGTTACTGTTATTGAAGCAGAAGCATTTGAACCAGAAATGGCAGTCTTTATTGTTAATGGTGAAGATAAAGTACCAATGCCAGTTGGAGAGTATATGCTTGAAGATGGTAATGTATTAAAAGTAGAAGTAGAAGGTATTATTGCTTCTATTGAAATGCCAGAAGAAGAAGCACCAGAAGTTGAAGTAGAAGTAGAAACTACTAAAAAAGAAGAAGAAATGGCAACTGAAGCAGCTACACCTAAAAGAGTAGTTGAAAGTGTAACTAAAGAAATGTTCTTTTCTGAAATTGAAAAATTAAGAGCTGAAATTGCTGAATTGAAAAGTGTTAAAACAGAAACAGTAGAATTATCAAATGATAACATTGAAGTTTTATCACACAATCCAGAAGCAAAAAGTGAAGTTAAAATGAATTTATATTCTACAAAAAGACAAGCTACAACATTTGATGTAGTATTGAGTAAATTAAACAACAAATAATAAAAATAAAAATTAAATAAAAAATGGCTACAACAACAACTTTTACATCTCCTACTTATGCTGGAGAATTCTCGGCAAAGTATATCTCAGCAGCTTTATTGAGTGCGTCCACTATTGAAAATGGTGGTATTGAGGTAATGCCAAACGTTAAATACAAATCAGTAATTCAAAAAATTGCTACTGATGGTATTGTTAAAGATGCAACTTGTGATTTTGATGCAACTTCAACTGTAACACTTTCTGAAAGAATAATTCAACCAGAAGAATTTCAAGTAAATTTGCAATTATGCAAAAAAGATTTTCATCAATCTTGGATGGCTATTCAACAAGGGTACTCGGCATTTGACACCCTTCCACCATCATTTGCTGATTTCTTAATTGCTCACGTAGCTGCTAAAGTTGCTGAAAAAACAGAACAAAATATTTGGGCTGGTGTTACTGCTAATGCTGGAGAATTTAACGGATTTACAAGATTACTTACTTTGGATGCTAATTTACCAGCTGCACAAGAAGTTGCTGCTACTTCAACTAACATCACTGCTGCTGCAACAGTTGTAGCTGAATTAGGAAAATTAGTTGATGCTATTCCAAGTAGACTTTATGGAAAAGAAGACTTATATTTATACATTAGTCAGGCAACAGCACGTGCATACGTAAGAGCTTTGGGTGGTTTTGGAGCTTCAGGTTTAGGTGCTAATGGTACTAATGCAATGGGAACACAATGGTATAATAATGGTTCACTTTCTTTTGATGGAATTCCAATATTTGTTGCAAATGGTTTAGCTCCAACAGTTGCTATTGCTGCTCAAAAATCTAACCTATACTTCGGAACTGGTTTATTAAATGACAGTAATGAAGTGAAAGTTATTGATACTTCAGAAACTTTAGGAGACCAAAATGTTAGAGTAGTTATGAGATTTACTGCTGCTGTACAATATGGTAATGTAGAAGATATTACTACTTATGGTATTACAAACGCTGCTAACTAATAATTAATTAATAATCAAAATAAGGGTGGTGCAAAAACACCACCTTTTTTTTAACTTTAAAAATATATAAATATGGCTTGTGATATTAGTTTAGGTAGATTAGAACCTTGCAAAGATAGCAATGGTGGATTAAAAGCAGTTTATTTTGTTAATTGGGGTGATGCTACTGGGTACACTTACGATGTAACAAACACAGACGTTATTGATGCAGTAGCTGGAACACCTTCAGCATACAAATATGATTTAAAAGGTACTTCATCTTTTACACAAACAATTACATCTTCAAGAGAAAATGGTACTACATTCTTTCAACAAGAATTAGCATTGACTTTAAAAAAATTATCAATAGTTGACCACAAACAAATTAAACTTTTGGCATATGGTAGACCACAAGTAATTGTTGAAGATAACAACGGTAATTTCTTTTATTGTGGATTAGAACACGGAATGGATGTAACAGGTGGAACTATTGTAACTGGTGCTGCTATGGGTGATTTAAGTGGATACACTTTAACACTTACAGGAATGGAACAAGTACCAGCGAATTTCATTGGTGATACTTTAGCTGGTGCTGGATTTACAGTGGTAGTAGGTTCTTAATAATTGTTTTTTTGTTTTTTAATTAAGGGGTGTTTATGCATCCCTTTTTTATTTTAATACTATATTAAAACAATTTCAATATACTTTTATTTTTAAATAAAAAGAAAATGATAATTCTAAAAGAGCAAGTAGAAGAACAATCATTAAAATTCATTCCAAGAACTTATAAAGCTACATCAATAGTTTTAGTAAATGAAATGACAAATGAAAGTACTACTATATCATCTGATTTTTATATAGATGGTTATTATCTATACACAACTGCAACATTTGATTTAAAAGAAGGTAATTTTTATACATTATCAATTTTAAACAATACTGATGTAGTTTATAAAGACAAAATATTTTGCACAAATCAAGTTATTGCTAATTACACAATTAACAAAGATGAATATGTAGCAAATCAAACAACTAATGATTTTATAGTTTATGAATAATTCTAATATTTCTATTGTAAATTTAAGTGCTTATACATCACCTAAAATACAAGAAAATAAAAAGCAAGGTTATATTGAGTATGGTGATGATAATAACTACTTTCAGTTCTTGATTGATAGGTTCTTATATTCAACAACAAATGGTGCTATTATTACTGGAATATCTAATATGATATATGGTAAAGGTTTAGATGCTTTAGATGCATCAAGAAAGCCAAATGAATATGCACAAATGAAAACTTTATTTAAGCCAGATATGTTGCGTAAAGTATGTTTAGAACGCAAACTAATGGGTATGGCTTCTATGCAAATAGTAAAGCAAAAGAATAAAGTAGTTAAAGTTGAGCATTTTCCAATACATACTTTAAGAGCAGAAAAATGTAATGATAAAGGAGAAATAGAAGGATACTTTTATTGCCCTGATTGGACTAAAAAGAAACCATCAGATGTATTGAAAAGAATACCAGCTTGGGGATTTGGTAATGGTAATGAAATTGAAATAATGGTTATTAAACCTTATTTACCAATATTTCACTATTATACACCTGTTGATTATAATGGTGCATTAGATTATGCAATGCTCGAAGAAAGCATATCAGAGTATCAAATAAACGATGTAAAGAATGGGTTTAGTGGGACTAAAGTTATCAATTTCAATAATGGGATTCCAACAGAGGAGATGCGTGACCAAATTAAAGCTGATGTTAAAAACAAACTAACTGGCTCAAGAGGTGATAAAGTAATTGTAGCTTTTAATGCAAATGCTGAAAGCAAAACAACAGTTGAAGATATACCATTAAATGATGCACCAGCACACTATGAATATTTAAGTAATGAATGCTTTAATAAATTAATTGTAGGGCATAGAGTAACATCACCTATGTTATTAGGTATTAGAAATGGTGATGGTGGTTTAGGTAACAATGCTGATGAAATTAAGACTGCTACGCTATTATTTGATAATATAGTTATTAAACCATATCAATTAGAAATAATAGAAGCATTAGATGAAATATTATTTTACAATGAAATAAGTTTGAAATTATACTTTAAAACTATTCAGCCATTAGAATTTACTGAATTAGATAATACACAAAATGCTGACCAAGTAAAAGAAGAAACTGGTTTAAGTTCACATACTTGTTTAAGTTCTAATATTGCAGATGCTTTAATTTCTAAAGGTGAAACTTTGGGTGATGAATGGAGTTTAGTAGATGAATTTGAAGTTGATTATGAAAAGGAAGATGAATATGATGCTGAAATTGATTTAATAAACGAAAACAATAAAAAAAGCAAAAGTGCATTATCTAAAATATGGCAATTTGTTTCAACAGGAACTGCAAGACCAAATGCTAAAAGTCCAGAACAAGATGAAACTATTGATGGTGTACAATTCATAACAAGATATGTTTATAGTGGTAATGCAACTGGACAACGTGAATTTTGCAATAAAATGATTAATGCTGATAAAGTTTACAGAAAAGAAGATATTATTGCTATGGAAAGTCAAGCAGTTAATGCTGGTTTTGGTGTTAAAGGTGCTGATAATTATTCTATATGGCTTTACAAAGGTGGTGCAAGATGTGAACATAAATGGTTAAGAAGAACTTATGCAAACTTTGAAGGTGTTAAAATAGACCCTACAAATCCAAATGCAAAAAATATTAGTTCTGCTACTGCTGAAAAGTATGGTTATAGAATTAGAAATGAAAAAGAAGTTGCTATGAAACCAGCAGATATGCCAACAAAAGGTTATACACAAGAATATTGGGATAAAATGGGATTTACAAATTAAGATATGGCACAAGCACTATTTGTTACGAGAGATGATATTGTAAAATTTACTGCATTAAACGGTAATATTGATACAGATAAATTTGTTCAATTTGTAAAGATTGCACAAGATACACATATACAAACTTATTTAGGAACACAATTATTTAATAAACTAAATGATGATATTGTTTCTGATGACTTAACTGAACCATATACAACGCTTTTAACTAAGTATATTAAACCTATGGTAATACATTGGAGTATGGTTGAAGCATTACCATTTTTAGCCATTACAATAGCTGGAAAAGGCATCTACAAACATACATCAGAAAACGCTACAAATGTAGAAAAGAATGAAATTGATTTCTTAATTGAAAAAGCAAGGGATATAGCACAACATTACACTAATAGATTTATTGATTATATGAGTTTTAACCAAGTTTCTTTTCCAGAATATAATGCCAATTCAAATGGTGATATGTATCCTGATAAAGATGCTTATTTTACAGGTTGGGTTTTATGATAAATAAATATAAACCAAAACAAGCTAACGTTAAGAAGTTAGAAATATTTTTAAAAAAAATAGAAAACAAAACTAAAGATGGGATTAAATTTTCAAAGCATTAAAGGAGATACATTTGAGCAAGTAACATTTGAGTTACTATTAAACGATGAACCATATAGTTTAGAAGATGCTATTATTAGAATGCAGTTAAGAAAAGAATATGGTGGTATTCCATTTTTATCTTTAACTTCAGTAGATAATGCTGGTATAACAATTACTGATGATGCAAATGGTTTATTTAAGATTAATGAGCAGATAATTGATATTTGTGCATATAATTATTTATATGATATAGAAATTGAGTTTGGTGATGGTACTATTAAGACTTACATAAGTGGTAATTTTCTAATTAAAAACGATGTAACAAGATAATGAGTGATATAATAGATATAAACGTAGGAGAAACCATTGAAGAAGTTACTATTAATGTAGTTGATAATTTAATTACAGTAAACATAAATAAAGTAACAGGTGGTGGTGGTTCACAAACACTTGCAGAAACTTTAGTATTAGGTAATATTACTGATGGTGAAAACATAAGTATTTCAAATGGTGATGCTATTATTTTAGATAATGGTTCAATGCTTAAAAAAGGAACTATTGATGCTGGAAATGGTGGTGCAAAAGGTATTTCACAAATATGTGGTGTAGGATTTGAACATAAATGGGAAGCTGGTAGACTTTACATAATGAATGATGGTGGAACTATTATTCGTGAAGTATCACATAATCTTACATATACACCAACTGCAACTGATGATGTAACTAAAGGTTTTGTTCAAAACACAAGATGGATTTTAGATAATGGTGATTTATATGTTTGTACTGACCCAACAGAAGGTGCAGCAGTTTGGGAATTTATAACTGGAGCAGTACCTACACTTCAACAAGTAACTACTGAAGGAAATGAAACAAATAATCCTATAAAAGTAATTGATGATGGTAATAGTTTAACAGAATTACGATATAATGGACTTTATTTTGAAGATTTAGTTGATAATGGAACTACTATATTAAGATTTTTACAAACATCAGCATCAGACCAACAAATTGAAATAAGAGGTGAAGGTGGTACAATGGCTTTACTTTCTGATATCCCTTCATCTTCTACTTTTGTGCCTTATACTGGTGCAACTACAAATGTAGATTTAGGAGAATATGAATTAAAAGCTGGTCAAGTTACTTTAGACACAACACCAACTGGAACAGCAGCAGTAGCAACAACAAGATGGAATGATAGTTTAGGTAGTTCAGAAACTACTTTAAAAGGTGGTTCTGTTATCTTAAAAAATGGAGTTGATTTAGTTGCAAGAGTAGTAAACAAAGTAACACCAAATACTACATTAACAAAAGCAGCATATCAAGTTGTAAAAATAAGTGGTGCTCAAGGTCAAAGATTAGCAGTTAATTTAGCACAAGCAAACAATGATAATAATTCAGCAGATACATTAGGAGTTGTTACAGAAACTATTGCAACAAATCAAGAAGGTTTTATAATTACAGTTGGTCAAATTGAAGATATTAATACAACAGGAAGTTTGCAAGGTGAAACTTGGGCAGATGGTGATGTTTTATATTTAAGTCCAACAACTGCTGGAAAAATGACAAATGTAAAACCAAATGGTTCAAATGGTCATATTGTTGTTTTAGGATATGTAGAATATTCACATTCAAGTCAAGGTAAAATTTATGTAAAGATTATGAACGGATGGGAACTTGATGAACTTCACAACGTTTATATAAATACTCCTTTAAACAATCAAGCATTAACTTATGAAACTTCAACGCAATTATGGAAAAATAAAACTATAATTGAAGATAGTATAACAGACGCAGTTACAGATAAAGCACCAAGTCAAAACGCTGTTTTTGATGCATTAGCTTTAAAACAAAATGCGTTATCATATACACCTTATAGATTTATTCAAACTTCACAAACTGCTCATACTGGTACAGTAGCAGAAACTATTATTGGAACTGCAACTATTAACGGAGCAACTTTTAATAGTAGTGATGTAATGAAAGTATTATTTAAAACTACAAAACCAAGTACTATTGCTGTTTATAATATGAGAATAAGAATAAACACGACAAACACTTTAACTGGTGCAACACAAATTGGTTTTCTTACAGTAGCAACAGCAAATACTTATGCACTTATGACAAGAACTTTTGATTTGCAAGGTGGAAATTTATATGGATATAATTTTGCAAGTAGTTTAGCTTCTGATGTTTTAGCAACTAATACAGTTGGAAATACAACTGCTTATAATACTGCAAACACTTTGTATTTATTTTTTACTATTCAACTTGGTAACATAGCAGATAGTGCAACATCTAACCTTTGTAACATCACAAACTAATGAAATCAATTATAAACGGAATAACTGGAGAGTTTATGTACTGTACAGCAGTAGAATATGAACTACAAGAAAATGAAATAGCAATAGATGAACTATTAATTGTTTTATATATTAAACCTTATTTTAATTTTGAAACAAGGGAATTTTACGAAGGTTCAACAGAATAATAAATATATATGAAAAAAATTAGAAATATAGCTCATTACATAGTTGGTTTTGTTTTCTTATATACTATTGGAAATGCTACTTATGTAACTGACTTTTGGATATGGCAAAAAATAGTTGGCTTAATATTAATAGGATTAGTATTTGGTGGTGCTATTGGTGCATTTTGGGAGTTTGGAAATAATGTTGCTTTTGGCATTCAACACGATGAAAAAGATGTAAAACGAACTGCAATAGGTGGAGTTTTAGGTTGTATGTTGGCTTGTTTTTATACAGATATACATTTTATTACCTTTTGGCTTTTTTACGCTTGTATGGCCTTAATATTAACTGATTTAATAAGAGCAATAAAAAATAAAAACAAATGAAATATTTAATATTCCTTTTATTATTTTCTTGCACTACAGAACCCGAAAATATAGTAATTGAGCAACAATCAGTACCAACTGAATTAATGGGTTTAAAAGCATCAGAAATGGTTGTATTAACTAACCAATATAGGGATAGTTTAGGATTACAGCCATTAAAAACATCAATGGTATTATATAACATAGCTGTTCAAAGAAATAATGAAATGATTGCAAACGGTTATATTAGTCATTTAGGGTTTACAAATGGTTCAAATCAAGCAAATGCTACTTATTATGGTGAAAGTATATCATTTAATTATAATACAGCACAAGATAATATAACAGGATTTTATAATTCACAACAACATTGGCAAATGTTTATAAGCCCTATTTATGAATATATTGCAGTTGCTTGTGATAATGGTTACACAACAGTATTATTTGCAAAATGGTAAACAATGAGTAAAGAACAAATAGATATTATAATATCAAAGTGGGTTTCACGTAAATTATTGGTGTTTATAGTAGCTTGTGGTGGATTATTTTTAGGAACATTAACAAGTTCAGATTGGGTTATTATTGCAACAGCATATATAGGAATAGAAGGAGTTACAACTATTGTAGAAAGATTAAGAAAATAATAATGGTTAATTATATTAAAATATTAGAATTGTTGAATAAGTCAAAGTGGTGGTTAATTGTATTATTATTTTTATCTTTTGTCATTAGTATTTTTTCTAATGAAATTAAAAGGATTTTAGATATAAAGTTATTTAATGAAGATGTTGTAATTAATTCTTTAGATAATGATATATTAATAGAAAATGCATTATATGAATTAATGAAAGATTTTAATTCAGATAGAGCATATATATTTAGATTTCATAATGGAATTACTTATTACAATGGTTCACATAAAAGCAAAATGAGTTGTGATTATGAAGTAGTTCAAAATGGTATAAGTTCAGAAGCACAAAGATTACAAGATTTACCTACTGGATTATATGCAAATTGGATTAAAAGAGTTATTCAATATAAAATGTTTTTTATAGAGATTAAAGATATTGAAGATTTAAGAACAAGGAATAGTTTAGAGGCACAAGGAATAAATGGATTAGCAGTTGTCCCATATTATAGGGATGGAAAAGTTTTGGCTTTAATAGGTATTGATTTTGTTAAAACTATTGATGAACAAACAAAACTAAAATATAAGAAAAATTATTTTATGCAGATTAATTTTTTTAAGAAAAGAGCAAATGCTATTGGTGATTTATTAATTTAAAAATATATAAATGGTATTGGATAACAAAGGTTATTTATTAATAACTAAATTTGAAGGATTAAGATTAAAACCATATTTGTGTAGTGCTAAAATTCCAACAATAGGATATGGAAATACATACTATTCTGATGGTAAAAAAGTAACTTTATTAGACAAAGAAATTACTAAACAACAGGCATTTGATATGTTTAAAGAAGTAGCTAATAGATTTGCTAAAAGAGTAGATACATTAGTAACATCAAATATAAATCAAAATCAATTTAATGCATTAGTTAGTTTTGCTTATAATGTTGGAACTGGTAATTTTAGTTCAAGTACATTATTAAAAAAAGTAAATAAAAATCCAAATGATTTGACTATTAAAGATGAATTTTTAAGATGGAATAAAGCTGGTGGTAAAGTTATTAATGGTTTAACAAATAGAAGAAATGAAGAAGCTATTTTATATTTTAGTTAGTATTATATTTATATCTTGTGGTTCAAGAAAAGTAAATAAAACAACAATAGAAGAAAAGAAAGATAGTGTTTCAGTTGTTGATATAAAAACAGAAATAAAAACAAATGAAAATACTGAAATAAACAACAATAGTAAAATAGATAAAACTGAAGATGAAATTATAATTGAACCAATAGACAACACAAAAGAAATAGTTGTAAATGGTAAAACATACAAAAACGTTAAAATAAGACACAAAAAAACAAAAGACAATAGTTTACATATAAATAAAAAGAAAGTGTCTAAAAACGCTTTAAAACAACAAATAAAGCATAGTAAGAAAGTTGTTTCTACTTCAAAAGTATTAAAAGAAAAGAAAATAGATAAAAAAGAAAGTTTAGTTAAATATTTTTATTTATTTATATTATTAATTTTATTATATTTGATTTATAGATATAGATTTAATATTTTAAAATTATTTATTTAATATATTATATATTTATTATATTTTTTTATATATATATTTATTATATTATATATTTATATTATCTTTGAATTAAATAAATTAATATATATTAAATTATAATTATCTTGAGTTAAATAAGTTATTTATATTATTATATATATTAAATATTAAGAAATTAAAAATAAAGAAAATAAACGTTTTTAAGACACTATTTTTAGTAAAGTTATATAATCATACTTAAACTCAATTATCTTCGTTTAAATCATATTTAAAATACGTTATATGGCTAAAGTAAGTAAAAAACCATTAAGAAAAAATCTAATAAAAGAATTAGATACTGTTTTTAGTCAATACATTCGTTTAAGATATGCTAAAAATGAAATAGCTCAATGTTATACTTGTGGTAAAAAAGACCATTGGAAGAAATTACAAGCTGGACATTTCGCTTCACGTAGACACTATGCAACAAGATGGAACGAAGATAATGTACAAGTTCAATGTTATGGTTGCAATATTGCAAATCAGGGAATGCAGTTTGAATTTGGTAAAAGACTTTGTTTACAATTTGATAATAACTTTGCTGATGAATTAATGATTAAATCAAAACAAATAGTTAAATTTGCTGATGTAGAATTAATTGATATGATTGATTACTATAAACAACAGGTTAATATTCTGCTTAAATTTTCATAATGTTTTTAAATTGTTTTTGTTGAAAGAAGGATGTTTTAATTAGCATCCTTTTTTTTGTCTAAATGTTAAAGAAAAGTTAAAGTTTATTTTTGTATTATTTTTTTAATATATATTTGTACCATAATTAAAAACAAATAACAAATGAAAGATTTATTAGACTACAACAGATTTAGAATTGAAACAATGCAAAGTAAGATTTGCGAATTAGAAAGTTTATTAAGCACATTAGAAACATACTGTTTTGAATTAGCAGATGATGATTGCCCAAGAGAGTACAAAACAATTATTAAAAAAGAATTATACAATTTAAAAACAAAGTAAGATGAAAAAACAAGAAACAGAATTAAACTTAAATCAAAAACTATCTTTAATTCAAAAAGAATTTAAAGCAAACAAATCAAAATTTAATAGTTTTGGTAAATACAATTTTAGAAGTGCTGAAGATATATTAGAAGCATTAAAACCTTACAATGAAAAATATCAAGTGTCATTTGTAATTACAGAAGAATTAATTAGAGGTCAAGAACATATTTTAATACCAATGTTATTATCTACTGCTACAATTTATGATAATAATGGTGTAAATGAAATATATGCAACTGCAATAGTTGGTGTTGATTTAAATCAGAAAGGAATGCAAGTTCCACAGCAATTTGGTTCTGCTTCATCTTACGCTAAAAAATACGCATTAGGTAACTTACTTTTAATTGATGATACACAAGATGCTGATGCAACAAATAATCACGGAAAAGAAGTTAAAACAACTACTGAAGAAGAATTAAAATGGTTAAATAAAAATACACCAGAATTTAATAAAGCTATTGAATATTTAAAAAATGGTGGTAATATTGCAACTATTGAAAATAAATATAAATTAGCAAAAGCAGTTAAAGACGAATTATTAAAAGTTAAGTAATATATTTGTAAAACTGAATAGCTGACAACAGGAAAAAAAGGTAAGCAAATTTAAATATAAAAAATATGAGTGCAATTATTAATGTAAGTATGAGAGTGGATGCTTTACCAAAAGAAAAGTTTATTTCAGGTAAAGATGGTAAAGTTTATTATAACTTCACAGTTTCAGTAAATGATGAACCAAATCAATTTGGTCAAAACGTTTCTTTAACTGATAGTCAAACACAAGAAGAACGTGAAGCAAAGAAAGCTAAAGTTTATTTAGGAAATGGAAATGTAGTTTGGACTGATGGTAATATCAAAACTGCTCCTAAAAAAGAAAAGGCAGCAGCAACAGTAGAGGATAGTTTACCATTTTAATTTAATTGGGTGGTGTTAAAGCCACCCTTTTTTAAAATATTATGAAAAAATGTAAAAAATGTAATATTGTAAAAAGTTTAACCGAATTTTACAAACAAAAAAAAGGTAAATTTGGTGTTAAACCAGAATGTAAAGATTGTATTAAAATTTATAATAAATTAAATTCAGAATATCAATCACTTTATTATAAAAAGTATAGAGAAGAAAATAAAGAACATATTGCGAAATTAAAAAAAGATTGGGAAGTTTTAAAAAGAAAAACAGATACATTATTTAGATTAAAACAAAATTTAAGACATAGAACAAATAGTGCTTTTAAATCAAAATATTGGCAAAAAAACAATACAACAAAAAATTTATTAGGTTGCACATTTGAAGAAGCAAAAGAACATATTGAAATAAAGTTTACAGATGGTATGAGTTGGGATAATTATGGTAAATGGCATATCGACCATATAATACCATTATCTTCAGCTAAAACAGAAGAAGAAATTTGTGCTTTATTTAATTATACAAATTTACAACCTTTATGGGCATCTGATAATTTTAAAAAATCAGATAAAATATTATGAAAGAATTAGACAAAGACGCATCAAGATTATTAATGCAAATGTTTGAAGAAGATTGCTTAATTAATCCATTAGAAAAAATAGAGTATCCAAAACCAGCAATATCATTTGGGTTTAAAAGTTACGAAAGTAAGGATGGCGAAATTACATATCCAGTACCAATAGGCACATACGGAAATTTTAGCTTTGTACAAGCACCACCAAAAAGTAAAAAAACATTTTTTGTTAGTTTATTATCAGCAGTTTATTTAGCAGATAAATTACAACAATTTGGTGGGGAATTAAGGGCAGAAAGACAAAATAAACATTTAATACATTTTGACACTGAACAATCAAATTTTCACGCTGCAATGGTATTTAAAAGGCCGATTGATATGACTGGAATAAAAACAGATAAATACCATACATTAGCATTAAGACAATTATCATTTAAAGAAAGAGTTGAATTTATAGAATATTACCTTTACGATAAACTTGATGGTAAAAATATAGGATTAGTAATTATTGATGGTATTGCTGATTTATGTAGTGATGTAAACAACATTGAAGAAAGTAATAATGTAGTGCAAAAGCTAATGAAATGGACTAAAGAATTAGATTGTCATATAGTAACAGTTATACATTCTAATTTTGGAACTGATAAACCAACTGGTCATTTAGGTTCATTCTTGGAAAAGAAAACAGAAACACAAATTAGTTTAGAGTTAAACACAGTTAATAAAGGACTTGTTAAAGTAAGTTGTAAACGTTCAAGAAATGCACCATTTGAAGATTTTAACTTTAAAGTAAATAACTTTGGATTACCACAAGTTGAAGGTGCGTTTTATGACCCATTAAAAGATATATTCTAATGAAAATAACTGATAAAATAGAAATTACAAATGAATGCAATATGCAATTAATGAAAAGATACCCTGATAACTATTTCGATTTAGCTATTGTAGACCCACCTTATGGTATTGGAATTGATGGTCAAAAGAAAAGCATTAATAAAAATCCTAAACACAATAGAAAAGAACACATACAAAAGAATTGGGATAATTCAATACCAAGTGTAGAATACTTTGATGAATTAAAAAGAGTAAGTAAAAATCAAATTATTTGGGGTGCAAATTATTTTACAGAATATTTAAAGCCAACAAAAGCTTGGATATTTTGGTATAAAGGTCAAAGAGATTTAACAATGTCTGATGGTGAATTAGCTTGGACTTCTTTTAATACTGTTACAAGGCAATTTGAATTAAACAGAGCTTCTTTAATTGCACAAAATACTTTTCATCCAACTGAAAAACCTTATAAATTATACAAATGGATTTTAGATAGATATGCTAAAGAAGGTGACAAAATACTAGATACACATTTAGGTTCAGGAAGTATTGCAATAGCTTGTCACGATTATGATTTTGATTTAGTAGCTTGTGAATTAGATAAAGAATACTTTGATAAAGCAATACAAAGAATTACAAATCATACAAATCAACAAAAATTATTTTAAGATGAAAGATACAATGAAACATCATATTTAGAATTACAAACATCTGCTGCAAGAATGCTGGTTTTAAATTCAGATAATTCAATGTTAATAAGTTATTTTAAAGACTTGCAAGAAAAGTTAGTATATTTATATAAGTTAAATGAAATAGATAATGAAGTTAATTGGAGTGAAATACAAAATGCTTTTAATTCTATATTAAAATTAGATACTGAACTAACAGAAGTGGATTTAAAGATTAAAGTAAAAGAAGCAATAGAAACAAAAACTGGAAAAATAACAATAAAAATGTATTAATTATGAAAAAGAAAATTTTAATTTTAGCAATGGCTTTTATGTCATTTAGTTGTACAACAGAAGAAGTTGCACCAACAAATCCTGACCTTACAGATTGTAATTGTGGAGTAGCAGTTGAAGTAGTTTACTTTAATGTATTACAAACACCAATTACCAAAATGAAAATGAAGAAAAATTGCACAGGTGAAATAAAGGTTATTGATTTACCGGGTCATCAAGGTGCAGTTGGTGATATCAAATGTAATTATTAATTAAAATATATTAATTATGAAATCATCTACAAACTATTGGTTAGAACAAGTTGCTCAACATCACAAAGAATGGGTTAAGATTGCTAATCTATACAAGGTGGATGATTATGCTGAAGATATAGTTCAAGAAGTTTATATTGCTTTATGGAAATATGCTGATGCTGATAAGATAATTGATGCAAAAGGTAATGTTAGAAAAGGTTATGTTTTTTTTACTATTAAAAGTTTATGTTTTCAGTATTTAAACAAACGTAATAAGATTGATAAAATAGGAATAGATACTTTGTTTAATTTAAGTGATGAAAGCAATATAGAAGAACATAAAGCATATAATGATATTTGTTTAATGATTGATGATGAAATAAAAAACTGGCATTGGTATGACCAAAAATTGTTCAAACTATATCGTGATACTGATATGAGTATGCGTGATATTGCAAAAGAAACAAGTATTAGTTTAATATCTATATTTCACAGTATAAAAAATTACAAAGAAGTATTAAATACAAAGTTTATGAAAGATTATGATGATTATATTACTAACGATTATAACACAATATTTTAATTATGGCAAGAGGTAGAAAACCAAAAGGATTAGGTGATACAATAGAAGCTATCACAGAAGCAACAGGTATAAAAAAAGTTGTAGAAATATTTAGTGAAGTTACTGGAATAGATTGTGGTTGTGAAGAACGTAAAGCAAAACTAAACAATTTAATTTCATATAGAAGAAATGTTAATTGTCTTAAAGAAGATGAATACTTATTTTTAAAAGTATTATATGACAATAAAGTAAATCAATTAACACCTAAACAGCAGCATACAATTAAAGAAATTTATTTAAACGTCTTTAATGAAAAATTAGATAATTCAAATTGTTCAAGTTGTTGGAGAACTATAATGAGTGATTTACGCAAAGTTTATGATACTTATGAAGTAAATGAATAACTGGAAAGAAATTGATTTATTTAACTATTTAGTGGAAAATATATATCCTGATTTAGTTAAAGCTAAAAATCAAATGAGTAGAAGGGATTGTTACAGTCCATCAACTGCACATAGGATTGAATTAAAATGTAGACAAACGCATTATAAAACTTTATTATTAGAAAGAGTTAAATACGATGCTATGATGCAAGAATGTGAAAAGCATTTAGATATAACAATATATATTAATTCAACACCAAAAGGAGTTTATAGTTTTAACTTACATTTGATTGAACCAATATGGGAAATAAACAATAAAAATCCAGCAACAACATATTTTAACAATAGAGAAAAAATAGATAAAGAAGTAACATATTTAGAAATAACAAAAGCAAAACAATTATGAAAGACAATCCAATACAATTAGAGTATTTAAAATCAGTATTATTAGCACAATTATTACTTGAAGCTAATGAAAGTTTAATCTTTACAACACAATACAGACAAACAATTAAGAACTTAATTAATAGACTTAATAAAGAACTTGAACAAATAGTGTTTTTAGAATATACAAACATTTATAAAACAGACCCAGAAATGACTACAAACATTTTAAGGTCAATAGAAAATATAGTTAGCAAATTGCAAACTTCTACAATAGATGAACTGGTAATGATTGATGCAGTAGTTGATAAGTACAAAGAAAATAAAGAGTGGTTTATGGAAAATGCTAACGCTGAATTTTTACGAATAGATGGCTAAACAAAAAGAAGAAAAGTTTGTACCTAAACCTGATGAAGTAGATGCTATGAGTTTATGTTGGAAAAATGATTTAGCTTATGTTATTAAACCAGCAAAAAATGCAAATAGGTATAATGTTATAAAATATCAAATAAGCAACTACAATGAAATATTTTATTACAAAGAAAAGGATTTAAATGCAGAATTTACAGAATATGAAGCATTAAAAAAAACAATGGAGTTATATAAGTTTCACGCTAAAAGATTTACACAATGACAATAAAACAAGAAGCAGTTAATTTAGTGGGCAAATTTCAAGATTTGGTATTAACAAATAATTATGATGAACCAGATTTTAAAAGACAAAAAATATCAGCAATAATAGTAATAGATGAAATATTAAAATTATTACCAACTATTGATTATGATAAACAAAGTGAAGATTATGAATTTTTATCTGATTATTACATACAAGTTAAACAAGAAATAGAGAACTTATGATACCAACACATTATGACAATAAAAAGAATTACGATGTTATAGATTTTATAAAAGACTATGATTTAAACTTTAATGAAGGAAATGTAATTAAATATGTTGCAAGGGCAAAACATAAAGGCACACATATAAAAGACTTGGAAAAAGCAATAGACTATTTAGAAAGAGAATTACAACATTTAAGAAAAGAACAAGAACAATGGATAGAACAGAACAAATAACATTTGATGCATTAGAATTAGAATATACTTTAAACTATTTAATTAAAAAAAGAAATTCACTTTATTTAAAAGGTTTAAATGATGAAAAGATAAACGATAAGATACGAGCAATACAACACAAATTGCGATTTGCAAATTGAAAATTAGGATAGTTTAACAGCTATCCTTTTTTTATATGTTAAAGTTTTGTTAAAATTTTAATAAGTTGTTTATAATTAAAAAAAAGTATTATATTTGTATAACAATTAACAATTTAAATAACAAACAAATGAAAACATTATTAAAAGAATTTGCATTAGCATTATTATTATGGGTTGTATTTTTCACTGGTTCATTAATCCTTTTAAACGTAATTTAAGATGAAAATAGAAATTATTAGAAAATTAGATATGCTTTTAGATTTACAAAATGAAAGCAATACATATCAAATTGCATTAATTAATTCAATTAAGCAAGATTTAATTAACGAATGGAATGCATCAGATAACTATGCACAACAAATTAGACAAGTATTAGATATGGATAACACTTATGATTTATTAAACAACATTAAAATAAGATAATATGATAACAACTTTTGACAATAAACAATGGGATAAACAAGAACTATTAGACAATATGTATGATGATAGTTTTTACTATGGATATTTAGGTAAAAATGCTTTAAGTAGTTCATCAGCAAAGATGCTAATATCTTCACCTAAAACATATAAATATGTAACACAATATGGTAGTGATGAAAGCCAAGCATTACGTGATGGTAAATTATTCCACACAATGATATTAGAACCACATAAGTTAAATGATTTAGTAATTGTAGATGTAGCAACAAAAGCTGGAAAAGAATATAAATTAGCAAAAGAACAAGGTTTAGAAGTATACACAAGAAAAGAATACAACGATGCTGAAAGATTAACTGATGCATTATTAAAAAACAATGAAGTAGTTTCTTTAATGAGTAAATCACAAACAGAAATACCAGCAGTAGAAATGATTGATGGAATACCATTTAGAGCAAAAGCAGATATCTTAAAGTCAAATATGATAATTGATTTAAAAACAACAACTGGAGTAAAAGACTTTAGATATAGTGCAGACAAATATAGCTACGATTTACAAGCATATCTTTATAAAAAGATGTTTGGTGTTGATGACTTTCTTTTTGTTGCAATAGACAAAGGAAGTTTGGATATAGCAATCTTTGAATGTAGTGATGAATTTTATGCAAAAGGTGAAGCAAAGTTAGAACAAGCAATATCTAACTATAAATATTTCTTTGGTGAAGAAGATATGGATTTAAATCAATATGTATTAAGAGGAATACTTTAAAAAATAAAAACAATATGAACAACAATTTTTTATTTACAAAAAAATTATTTGAAGAGCATTTAAATATTAAAAACGAATTTAAATTTATTGAAAGTACAGAACAGCAAAATACAAATCTTTTTAAAATTTTAGATTGTAAAAAAGCAATAGATGGATTTTTAATAGACAAAGATGGTAGTTTAGAACCATATTGCATAAGACACCAATACAAAGTAAATTATAAAAGTTTTACAACAAGGTTTAAAATAAATGGTGGTTCTTTTAATACTGAATACAAAAAAATATCAGATGCTATAAAAAATGATGGATTAAGACCCACATATATTATACAAGCATATTGGGAAGATAATACAAGTGGTAATTTATTAGATTATAAAGTTATAAAAGCGAAAGAACTTTATAAATTTTATGAAGATAATTTACATAAATGCAAAATAAATAAAGCACCTGATGGTAATGAATTTATAATTGCATTTTGGAGTGATTTAGATAATGTTAATCAAACTAAACTATTTATATGAAAGTAACAGATAAAATAACAATAACAAACGAAGACAATATGCTTTTAATGGCACGTTATTCTGATAATTATTTTGACTTGGCTATTGTTGACCCACCGTATGGAATTGATGCTGGTTCAGATGCAAGACAAGGCATTAAATTTAAAAAATCTGCTGTAAAAAGAAAAGACTATGGCAATAAAGATTGGGATAAAAATACACCAAGTTTAGAATATTTTAAGGAAGTTATAAGAGTATCTAAAGAACAAATAATATGGGGTGTAAATTATTATCCAATAGATTTATTAGCTGGTGGCAGAATATTTTGGGATAAAGATACTGCTGAAGATTATACAAATTCTGATGGTGAATTAGCATTTTGTAGTAAAATAAATTCTGTTAAAAAAGTTAAAATAAGATGGAATGGTATGTTACAATATGATATGAAAAATAAAGAAACAAGAATTCATCCAACACAAAAACCAATACCATTATATAAATGGTGTTTAGAAAACTTTGCTAAAGAAGGAGATAAAATATTAGACACGCATTTAGGTTCAGGTTCAATAGCAATAGCAGCACACGATTATAAATATGAACTAACAGCTTGTGAACTTGACAAAGAGTATTACGACAAAGCAATAGAGAGAATAAATAACCACGTAGCACAACAAAAGCTATTTTAATGAATGATATAGCAACAGAACATTATAATATTACCTTATATGAAATAGAGCAAGGAATGACTATTGAACAAATAAGGTTTATATTAAAAGAATATGAAGCAGCAGAACTATTTGAAGAATGCCAAGGAATACATTTAGCAGTAGAAATAGTATCATTCAATATATTAACACAATTAATAAAAGAAAGTAAAAAACAAAAGATAAAAATAAGATGGAAACGCAAATAACATTACAATTAAAAAAAGCAATACAAGAAATAACAGGTGTTGATATAAATGAAGTAACACGTAAAAGAGAAACAATAGAAGCACGTGCAATATACTATAAAGTATTAAAACAAATAGATAAAAAGAAGTCATTAAAATCTATTGGTGCATCAGTAGGAAAAGACCACGCAACAGTATTACATTCATTAAAGAATTATGATATGTTTGAACAATTTAATCCAACATTAAAGTTATTCAGGAAACAAATAATGCAAAGATTAAATTATGCAACACCAGATATATTAGATATGACTAAAGATGAATACATACAAAGTTTACAAATAGATATAATGAAACTATCTGAAGAAATAGCAAACTTGCAAGAAACAATTACTAACTTACAAAAACCAAGAAACAATTACAACATAGTAAACAACATACAACAATTACTAATAGAAACAGAAGGCACTGAACAATGGCAAATAATTGTAGAAAGATTACAGGCATTATATAAAATGAATAGAAACATTAAACTTTAATAATATGAAAATAGAAACAAACTACACAGACAGATTTAGTTTAGGTATTGTAATTGGTAGCAATGAAATATCAATAGCATTAGTATTAATAATAATAGATATAAAGTTATGGCAGATATAGCAAAATGTGAAGATAGTTTATGTCCATCAAAAGAATACTGTTATAGGTTTACAGCACCAGCATCAGAAGTATGGCAATCGTATGGAATGTTTAATCGTGAATGTGATGCAGATAATTGTGATATGTTTTATCCTAATGGTAAATGTAAACATTGCAATTTAGAAAATGATAATCATAAAACAAGTTGTCCAATAATGAAAATACAAGTGAACTTATGAAAGCAAAAATAACTTGGTGGAAATTATTAATAGTATTTATTTCAGCAATAGTTTTAGAAGCTAATAGCATAGCTGGATTTAGATTTTTAATGGATAAAAATTGGATTGGTATGGTTATGATGGTTGGTATAAATCCTTTTCTTTCCTTACCTATGAACCATTATACAATAGAACAAAAAACTTTTAAAGAAAGAGCAATAATAGCAACAGCATTTAGTTTAGGTTTTGCAGTTGGAGTTTTAACAATAAGACCATTTTTTATATAAATAATTATGACACCAAAATATAGAGCAAACATACTATTTAATAAGTATAGTAAAGAATATAATAGATTTGTAGTTAGTGGTTATATAAAACAAGGTTTAGATGAATGGAAACAAATAGCTATTGAATTAGGTAAGTTGTATAAACAATAAACAAAAATGTTTATTTTTAATATATTTAAATATAACTTTTAATATGGGATTTGAAAAAGGACATAAGTTAAGTAAAGGTAGACCAGCTAAAGTAGAAGAAGAAAAAGTAAATAATATCTTCATCAAAGCATTAGGTGAATTGTATAATAAAGAAACAGAAGATGAAACTAAAATAGCTTTTGTTAAAGATACATTAATGCAATCACAAAGAGGACAATTATTTATTGCTGAACATATATTT